AGAGTGAAGTAAGTTAATGCTTGACAAATCGTATATAATCGTATATAATCGTATATATAAACAACAATAGGCAAACTAATGGCAACTTATATTCTAGTAGACACTGCTAACACTTTCTTTCGTGCAAGGCATGTAGTACGTGGCGATATTGACACTAAGGTCGGTATGGCCTTCCATATTACATTGTCAGGTGTTAAGAAAGCATGGCAAGACTTTGATGCAGATCATGTTGTGTTTTGTTTAGAAGGTCGTAGCTGGCGCAAGGACTATTATGAGCCTTACAAGCGCAACAGAAAAGTTGCTCGCGATGCACTAACTCCTGCACAGCAAGAAGAAGATACAATCTTTTGGGAGTGCTTTGACGAATTTAAAACATTTATTACAGACAAAACTAACTGTACAGTAATGCGTCATCCGCAACTAGAAGCAGATGACTTAATTGCTGGTTGGGTGCAAGCACACCCTAATGACAATCATGTTATTATTAGTACTGACGGCGACTTTGCACAACTTATTGCACCTAATGTACAACAGTACAACGGTGTTAGCAATACTATTATTACACACGAAGGATACTTTGACGATAAGAAGCGTGAGCCTGTTATTGACAAGAAGACTAAAGAGCCTAAGCCTGCACCCGAGCCCGACTTTATGTTGTTTGAAAAGTGTATGCGTGGCGATACTAGTGACAACGTGTTTAGTGCTTACCCCGGTGTACGCAAGAAAGGCACTAAGAACAAAGTAGGTCTTATTGAAGCATTTGCAGACAAAGACACTAAAGGTTACAACTGGAACAATATGATGTTGCAACGCTGGACTGATCATAATGGCGAAGAACATCGTGTACTAGATGACTACAACCGCAATGTTGTACTATGTGACTTGACTGCACAACCTGCAGATATTAGAGAGATAATTAATAGTACTATTGAAGAAAATGCAAAGCCTAAAGAAGTACAACAAGTAGGCATGCGTCTTATGAAATTCTGTGCTAAGTGGGATATGCAACGTATTGCAGACCAGGCAGCATCTTATGCAACACCATTACAAGCGAGGTATATAAATGACAATTAATGCTAAACCAATCTTAGAGGATAAGTTTTGGATTGTCGAAGAAGCCGGAGAAAAAGTTGGCACAATTAGTAAAAACGACGAAGGTTTCATTTTTAGTAACAAAGGTAAAATTACCTTTCACTCCGATGCATCAGATCTAACTAAAAAGTTTGGGCCTAGTTTTTTAACTGCAAAAGTTATTGCACCTGAAGAGCAAAAAGACTTTTCAGTGCATGGATTTCCTACACGCACAACACCATACAACAGTATGTTTGATATACAAAACAAACTTCCGTTGTTTACAAAAAGTGAAAAGAGTCGTAGTGTGTATTGTGCTGGTTATTATCTAATTAAGTTTAACGTAAACTGGCTTAAAAGTTTTTGTCCAAAGCAAGTTACAGTTGAGCGCAATGAATATATGGGTCCTTATAAGACTGAAATTGAAATGAAACTGGCTCTAAGCAATGTCAAACGAACCACTTAATACTGCTCCATTACAACAGTTTATCAAACAAGTTCAGGCTGCTGAAAACAGTCGTGCCAAAGAAGTTCGTATGGATATTGCACAAGCAAAAAATCTAGCATTTGCACTTGGTATTGTTATGTCTCGTATACACGGAGACTTAGAAAAATTTGTAAAAGAAAATGCTAGTGGGGCGTCAGATGACATCATAAAAGTAGAAATAGGCGGTGGTGGCGAATGGAAATAGACATTTAAAATGATAAATATATGCGTATATAACTAAAGGATACGCATATGAGTAGACCAGCACCAAATATATTAATGGAATTTGTAGACGGTAAAACTTACAAGAGTGAGCAAGTGCTCGATGCTGAAGCTATCTGGGCGGTATTCTATAAAGACAAACCATTTAACTTAAAGTCACAAAACAAATTAACAAATTATCCCGGACCTAAGTATAAGAAAACAAGTTTTTCAAATCCAGGACATGCAATTAATCTTTCTAAAAAACTAAACATAATGTTTAAGACTAACGACTTTGCTGTATTTAAATTAACAGCAGGCGAAAAAGTTACAGATGAATAAGACAGTATATACAAAACTTTTTTTAAAACAACTTAACCTGGCAATTAGTAAAGAGAACATAGCTCAGTACTTTCCAACATGGTGGAAGAACACTAGAGAAAAGGAAGTCGGCGGACTTCGTTTAACCGAAGAAGGGTTTGATATGCTTTCTAAAATTGATCTAGCAACATATAGAATACTGTATCCACCAGATATGCCAATCACCACACAGGTAATTATATTTTTAGATCAGTTTATTGACTGTCCGTATTACCTTGATAACACTGCTATACACGTAACCAACGAGAAAAAAGCAGTTGAACTTACACTGTTCAGTGGCGATCTTCGTAAGTACGGTATAACAAAAGCCATGAAAAGATCAGAAAACTTACCAAGTAAAGGTTGACAAGCAACCATTCCAATGTTATATTAGTTTATAGGCACTGATAAACATGAGAGGAATACAGCATGTCAGATTTAAGAACAGTTTCGCCAAACAAGGCAAAAGCAAGTTTGCGCCGGGCAATGCGCAAAAAACGTCCTATCTTTATTTGGGGTCCTCCAGGTATTGGTAAGTCAGATATCGTAGGGCAAGTAAACGATAGCTTTCCTAACAGTCATTTGATTGATATTCGACTATCTCTTTGGGAACCAACAGATATTAAAGGCATTCCTTACTTTGATTCAACACAAGGTAAAATGGTGTGGGCACCACCTATGGAATTGCCAGATGAAGAAATGGCATCTAAGTATGATCATATTACATTGTTCTTAGATGAAATGAATTCTGCGGCACCAGCAGTACAAGCGGCTGCGTACCAGTTGACACTTAATCGTCGTATTGGTGAATATAAGTTACCGGACAATGTAGTTATTGTTGCCGCAGGTAACCGTGAAGCAGACAAAGGCGTGACATATCGTATGCCTGCTCCACTTGCTAACCGATTCGTTCACTTAGAATTAGCTGTCAATTTTGACGACTGGTTTGAATGGTCAGTTGCAAACAATATCCACAAAGACGTTGTTGGCTACTTAACTTTTGCCAAAGGCGATTTGTATGATTTTGATCCACGTAGTTCTAGTCGTTCATTTGCTTCTCCTCGCTCATGGACATTTGTATCAGAACTACTTGAAGACGATGATGATGAGTCTACTACAACAGATCTAGTTGCTGGTTCTGTTGGAGAAGGACTTGGAATTAAATTTATGGCGCATCGCAAGATTGCATCTAGTATGCCTAATCCAAGCGATATTTTATCCGGCAAAGTAAAAGAATTACAGACACAAGAAATCAGTGCCAAGTATTCCTTGACTGTAAGTCTTTGTTATGAGCTTAAAGAAGCATGTGACAAAAATGATAAAAAGTTTGATGATAAAGTCAACAACTTTTTACGCTTTGCAATGGATAACTTTGAAACTGAATTAGTTGTTATGGGTATCAAATTAGCTCTTACGCAATACTCACTGCCAATTGATCCAGACGCAATTGCATGTTTTGATGAATTTCATGACCGTTATGGCAAATACATCAAGGCTGCACAGAGTGCATAAGACGCCATACAGTTGGGCGGGTCAATCTCGCCCAACTTTTCTCTTGACAAAACGTAAATAGAAGTGTATTATAAGTATATAGGCACTGAAGGAGAATACGCATGTTAGACTTTTTACCACATTATGTTGCAATGAAGATGTCGACAGAAAAGACAGCATCTGAATTACGTACATGGCAACCTGATCCCGATCTAACAGATGAACAGTTGGACGAAATGAATGTCGATGTATACGAACGTATTATTACTGCTCGTATCGGACTGCTATTACGACACCCTTTCTTTGGTAATATGGCAACACGTTTGAAAGTTCAACGTGCTGATTGGCTTCCTACTGCCGCTGTAGACGGTCGTAACTTATTCTACAATGTACAGTTCTTTAATGCAATGAACAATAAAGAAATTGAGTTTGTTCTTGCACACGAAATTCTACATATGGTATTTGATCATTTAACACGTAGAGAAGATCGTGATCCTCGACTATATAATATTGCATGTGACTATATTGTTAATAACTTGTTAGTAGATGATCGAATTGGAACTATCCCAAGTATTGTAAATTGCTTTCAAGACTTTAAATACCGTGGTTGGGCTAGTGAAGCAGTGTACGACGACTTGTATGAAGAAGCTAAACAGAACGGTGAAGAATACCTAAAGCAACTAGGCGAAATGCTAGACGAACATATTGACTGGGAAGGCGAAGGTGACGACGGCGACGAAGGAGAAGGCAAAGGTCGTCCAACATATAGCAAAGCCGAACGTGAAGCTATTAAAGATGAAATTAAAGAAGCAATGATTCAAGCATCTCAAAGTGCAGGTGCTGGAAATA